TTGCGAAGAACAAAGCGAACAGGGTGACGATGATAAGACGACTGTTTAACTGGCTGGTTGGAACTAAATTGCCGTGTGGATGCGTCCTGCATTCACGAGGCGGGCCTGGACGATGGATGGTTTGTCAGAAATGGTTGGTTAGCAGTTTTTGCACATACGCGGCCGAGTTGTACGAAGAATCGTCTGACGAATCATACCTCGCTCTGGCGAATCATTTACTTCGGAGGTAGAACCCGATGGACGCAAAGATCGACAAGGCAATCGCGACGGTGCTGGATCAGGTCCGGACTAACCTGGACCCTGAAAAGGCGTTGAAGCAGAGTCAGGCGGTGCTGAACATGATGCACGCCAAGACCCAGTGGGAGCTGGCGAACCAGCAAGCGGCTGCCGGAAAGAGACCGAACAAGGCAACCTGAGTCGGAGGTAAAACCCGATGAAAACCATGAAGACGAAACATGAACACGGAGGCAACGCCTAGCGTTGTCTTACAAAGGTACAACCGGACTGATCATCTGGTGAGATGCCCATTCATCGCGGCCTAATGGGAGGCAGCGCGAAAGCGTTCGCCTCCCTTTTTATTTGACTGCGATGTTCGACCTATCGAATCCCGAAAAACGCGGCCGGCTGCGCAAAGCCATCAAGGCTTCCCGCGATGCTCTTGAAACGCATCGCCGCGTCCGCAAGCTCATGGTCGAGCACTACTGCGGCTCGTGGTACAGCAGCACTGCCCCGCAGGACAGCGAGCGGATTCTGGTCAACCTGATGAACCAGACTGCCAGAATCCACACTGTCGTTTTGGCTGCGAACAACCCGCAAGTCCTCGTCTCCACACCGAATCTGGACAACCAGCCGTTTGCTCGCCGGTTCGAGGTCAACCTGAACAAGTTGATCTCGGACATGGAACTGGACAAGACGTTCCGGGCAATCGTCCTCGACGCCTTCTTCTGTCTCGGATGTGGCGTCGTGATGATGCGCGACACCGACACGCGATTCCACGGACTCTTGGAGTCGGAAGAGGATGTCTGGCTTGATCCAGGTGAGCCGTGGATGAATCGGGTATCGCTCGACGACTTGATTCTCGACATGCCCGCCAAGGAACTGTCGAAGATGCGGTTCTGCGGCCACCGCTACCGGGCGGACTACGAGAAGGTCATGGACGAGCCCGGCTACGACAAGAAGGTCAAGGACAAGATCAGGCCGACGAGTCGGGAAGCGTTCGACAGCGTTGGCTCCACCCAGGAAATCGGGATTGATCCGTCACAAGACACTGACCTGAAGGACATGGTTTGGCTGCAAGACCTGTGGATCGCCGAGAACAAGTCGGTGGTCACGATGGCCTGCTACGACGACCTGGAGCCGCTGATCGAACGCGAATGGCCCGGTTCCCAATCCGGGCCGTACAAGTTCCTGTCGCTCGGCGACGTGCCCGACCGCATCATCCCGGCTTCGCCTGCTATCAACCTGTTCGGGATGCACCTCCAGCAGAACCGGTTGCACCGCCGCATGGAAGACGATTCCGATGCCCACCGGGTCGTGCAAGTCTACCCGCCCGGCATGGAAGACGACGCCGAACGGCTGCGCACGTCGGAACGCAACGGGTGGTATCGCGGAAAAAGCCCGGAACAGATCAAGCAGTTTGAGATGGGCGGCATCGACCAGCGCGACATGGCGATGGCCACGTTCCTGCAGGGCGAGTTCGACCGCTTTGCCGGCAACCTGCAGGCGATGGGCGGCCTTGGTCCGCAGGCATCTACCGCTACCCAGGAACAGATGATTTACGGCGAGTTGTCACGCAACGTCGCTGACATGCGGATGTCGGTCGTCGCATTTGCGTCCGAAAGCATCCTCGACCTTGGCCGCTTGATGTGGAATGACCAGATGCTGAAAATCCAGTCGTCAATACCGGTCGGAAATAGCGGTATTGAAATCCGGTCGGACTGGACGCCGGAGAATCGGCAGGGCGAATTTGAAGACTACGACTTTTTCGTCGAGCCGTACTCGATGGTTTTCAAGACGCCGGAACAGAAGCTCCAAGAGCTATTCCAGGTGCTCCAAGAGATTGCGCCGCTTTGGCCGATGTTCCAGGCGTCCGGGGCTTCGCTAGACGCCGAGGCCATCGTCGACGAGATCGCCCGGCTGAAGAACCGGCCTGAGTTCAAACGGTTCATTACGTTCTCTGCGCCGGCGGCAATGCTTGGCGGCGACCAGAATACGATCAGGTCTCCTGCTGTGACGACCAGGGAAAACGTCCGCAGAAACGTGTCAACAGGCGGCACCGCAGAAAATCGCTCAAACGCCATGATCCGCGACTTACTTGGTGGCCAGTCGTCGAGCATCAATGGGCAGACAAGATCGGCCATGCAACGGAGGCCAGCGTAATGTACGTGCTGAACGGCGAGCAAGTATCGCGGGAAGAGTTCCTTGCCGGGGCTCCTGGCGACTCGTTCTTGGAACGGGCGCCGATGACCGCCAACACGTACACCGAACACAGTCCGCTGATTTCCGATGGATGCGGCGTAATGAAGTCGCAAGTCGCCGAGACGCGGAAAGCAATCCGTCGCCACGGCATCCAGGGGGCAGCGGTTCTCGACAATGGACAGATGCGATTCACAAGCAGGCGAGCCCGCAAGGAGTTTCTTGCGATGAGAGGGCTCGTGGACAACGACGGATGTTTTGGAGATTAACCAATGGCTGGCAAGGTAGAACTGACAACGGAAACCGACGCGAAGGCTTACGCGGAACAGGTAGTTGCCGAAGTGGCAGCGGAGCGCGCCGGCGAGAATGTCGGCAAGACAGACGCGCAGATCGTTGCCGAGCAATCGACCGCGAAGAAGCCAGTCGAGAAGGAAACAACCACCGCCGAGACACCTTCCGGCGATGACGATACCGCTGAGGTCAAGGGCAAGACCGAAGACCAAGGCGAGACAGAGGAAGCCGGCAAAGAGGAAGCGTCCTGGCTGGACGACAACTTGAAAGCCGAGGTAGCCGCGTATGGCATCGACGAAAAAGAACTCGCCGATTTCGCCAGCCGCGAGGAGTTGGAACGGGCACTCAGGCTCTTCGACAAGAGCGCACTGGAAGCCGGACGAAAGGCATTGGCTGAATCGGACGGCAAGGGCGAGAAGTCTCGCAACGAGAAAGGCCAGTTCGTCAAGAAGGAAGAGCCGAAAGATGATCCCAAGGATGAGCCTTCCAGGCGGGAAGGCAGGTACGAAATTGGTCTCGACAGAGAACTGTTCGACGAGAACCTGATCGGCGAACTGGAGAAGATTCGGGACCACTACGATTCGCGGCTCGAAGCCCTGGAGGCACGTTTCCACGAAGCGGACGCCAGAGCAGAAGAGGAGCGGTTCGATAACGCCATCGACAAGCTAAACATGCCAAAGCTGTTCGGAACGACAGGCAAGGAAACTCCTGACGAACTGAAAAAGCGTGAAGCTGTGTTGGCCCAGGCGAAGGTGCTTCAAGCAGGATTTCGTACTTTTGGCAGGGATGTCGAAATGGAATCACTCGTACTCCGGGCCGCACCGATGGTGTTCTCGGAAGAATTCGACAAACACAAACTGAAACAACGAACTCGCAAGATTTTCAAGCAGAGCAACGGCCGTCAAGGCGGCGGGGTAACTCGACCGTCAGACCCACGGGAAGATCCCCGTGCAGAGGCCGATCGGCTCTACCGGGAACTGGAGCGAGCCTAACGATAAAGGAGTAGCCCCATGGCACTCGGTATTGAACAGATTGACGACTTTGTGGCCGGTATTCACCAGAAGTTTGCTGGCGAAGAGCGGCTGGCGGCGCAGGACTTGTCGCTGCCGCTGCAGCAGTACAAGTACGCATCGCGTCTCTTCAGCGGAAATCTGAAGAAGGACACGATGAGTACGTCGCAGTGCAAGTGGAAGGTCAAGGTGAACACGAACGACAACTTCCAGGTTGTCGGGCTGTACCACCGCGATTCGTCCACCCGCGTGAACGTCCTGGCGGAAGGCGAGTTGAAGTGGGGTTTGACCACCAACAACTACCACTACGACATCGACGAAGAAATCTTCCGCACCGGCGGCCGGCAGATTTACGACTACATCGAGTCGTTGGAAAACGACCTGATGACCTCGTTCTACACCGGCATGGAAGACCTGATGTTCGGCGCTGGCCCGTCCACCCCAACACAGAGCCCGTTCCCGCCCGTGTCATTGCTGTGGTGGATCACCGCCACGGACGACAGCACGAGCGAGAACAACTCGGAAGAGGGTTTCGACGGCTACGAGCCGGTCGGCTGGGGCTCCAACGGTGTCGGTGGACTCTCCTGCACGACTTACTCCCAGTGGCGGAACCGAACGTTCCCCTACACGACGGTTGATCGTGCCGATTTCGTGGAGAAGGTCATCAACAGCATGGACCTCTGCCAGTTCGAGCCGCCAGTGCAACGGCCGGATATCGTGGATCAGAAGCGTTCCGACTGGGAACTGCTGACCACCCACAGCCGGTTGGCGCAAGCTCGTCAGTTGCTCCAGTTGGGCAACGACAACATCGGCGACGACATGGCGGCCCACAGCGGCACGGTCTACATCCGTGGCACCCCGCTGAACTGGGTTCCGGCCTGGACGAACTCCGCCAGCGCGAACGCCCGCACAGACGGCATCATCCTGGGCGTCAACTGGTCCACGTTCAAGGCGTACTACGCCGAGGGCCGCCAGATGCGCAAGAGGAAGGCGTTCCAGCACCCGGAGATGAGCAACGTCCGCGTGCGGTGCATGGACGATTCGGTCCAGATCGTGTGCTTCAA